AAAGGTTCTGCGTGTTCGATATCTTTCTTAGTCTTATCAAAGAGTTCCCTAGCAGTGTCATCATCTGGGTGGTCTGTCTTGACCTTATAACATGCATCAGATAATTCATTACCTCTCTCCTGTAACTGAACCCAAAAATTGTACAGATATGTGTACTTATCATTAACCCACACAGGTACATCAGGATGGTGTTGTGCAAAGTATAGTGCCATAGAAGCACCACCTATAAATGGTTCCCTATACTCCTTCACATCAGGTGGGAACCAATTATATAATTGCTTTACTGCTCTGGATTTGCCTCCAGGATAACGCAGTGGAGTCTTCACTAGTTTCATAATTAATTAACCGTTAAGTTCGCCATTGGTATACCCTGTGGACCTGCATTGACAGGACCATTAGGTAAAGAATTAAAGGCCACAGACCAACGATCCCCACTACCATTATGAGGACCACTCTGGTGCTTTAACCAACCTGGAAATACCAATAGTTTACCAGGTTCTGCCTCAAAAATTTCACGAGTAGGATCAATATGATCCCTAATGATCTCTAGAGTATCCTGATTACGAATGTCTAATGGATCCCAGAAGGTAGTAGGTGCACCATCTGTAAAATAGTATACACCACTAAGGTATGAGTAGTTGTGGCGATGTATAGGATGTCCTGTGTTACTACCCTTAGTTGCAAGGTTTGCCCATGACAATGATATCTTTAACTCATGGCACTGTAGTGCTTGAGCACATCTAATCTCATCCAGAACATCAATAATAAATCCCATAAGGGGTTCCATCTCTGGTTCCTTATGGATGTCACCTCTACTGGTACGTACACCAGCAGGGAAGTTATACATCTGCATCTCTAATGTCTTACAGAACTCCAATGCCTGCTCAGACATCCACATATCTCTCTCATCTAACCTATACTCCCAGACTTGTACTGGAAATAATTGGTGAATCTTTTTATGTGGTTCGCTCATTTAAACTCACACCTCATCATTAATTCTGTCAAGAACGCAACCAAATTGATCTCTTGATCCATCACAAAGGAAGACTTATATTGATACTCCCCTATGACTAAGACTGCTTCTGGTATACTCTTGGGTACAAGATAGTTATACAAGTTATCATAGACCTTTCTCATGATAACATGAGGTTCTGTATCCATGTTACTCGTCACCCACTTCTTCATGTTAGTGAACTCTCTGTTCTTCAGATAACCAACAAGAGATGTGATGTTAACATCTGTAACCTGTGCCAGTATACCTACATCAATCTGTCCACCTGAAGCATACCTCTGCAACTCATTAAGAGTACGTCTGAAGTCAGGGAAATGTCTCTGTACAACCTCTGCAACTACCTTCATCTCAAACTTAACGTTCTCTTCTGCAAGGATAGTATGTACTCTCTTAAAGAATAGAGTCGCTAGTTGTGCTTTCTCTTTACCTTTAACATGAAAATCAACTACTGAACATCTTGAGTGGAGTGGTTCGATGATTTTGTTCTTGTAATTGCAGGTAAAAATGAATCTGCAGTTTCTGGAGAACTCCTCAATACTCGCTCTAAGAAGGAGTTGTACGTCGGGAGTGGTATTGTCTGCTTCATCGATGATGAGGACTTTATGTTTCGACTTGCTTGTGAGAGATACTGTAGACGCAAAACTCTTGGCACGATTCCGAACTGTATCAAGAAACCTTCCCTCATCTGATCCATTAACCACATAATAGTCTGCTCCTAATTCATAACATAATGATTTAGCAATGGTTGTCTTTCCAATACCTGCAGGACCAGTCAGAAGAAGGTTTGGTATCTCACCTTGAGCAAGAAACCCCTTAAACATCTTCTTGGTTTCTTCAGGTAGGATACAATCATCTACCTTCTCAGGTCTATACTTTTCCACCCATAAGAAGTCATCCATTTACATACCCCTCATGTAGTTCACACCCAATATAATGCCTATTGAGTGAATTTGCATACCTGTTACTAATAGTATAACAAATAGAAATGGAAACAGTGTTACTAGTATAGTCATTGCCAGTTATAATGATAGAAATTTCCTTCGGGATGAAACATAGGATCCTCATCTACGATACGATTATGTAACATAGACTGTCCTTTAAAGTCTGTCCTGCCATCTAATACTTTAAGTGCATCAACTATCTTCATCTGACCTTCAGGAGATTTAAGTTTCTCAACTAGATCAGGATCTGCCCTGAGTGTATAATTCTGTGATACTCCTTCGTATTGTCCTTTACTATACACTACTGAACAAACAGTATTAGGAAAATCTGGAGAAGCAACTCTGTTTAAAACAGAAGCAGCAACACCATACTCATCATCAGTAAATCTTCTTGCTTCTACTTGTACTACCTCAGCAAGGCAGGTATAGGAGTGGGGTGGTAGGTCTGCTAGTAATGGAATCATTCTCTATCCTCTATAAAGTCAGGGCATAATAGGGTGGTGAGGTGACGCACATACGTGGTCTCTCAGTTATAGTTTTAAGCGTCTCTCGACAGTCACCTACTAAAACTGAATCAATACTCACTATCAGGCTCCAGTGCAATGAGATACTCTAAAGAACTAACGTAATCTTCTGCACCCTTTGTTATAACACCTGTGAACCTAGCAACCTTTGCAGCATAGATATCCAAATCATATGCAGAACATGGTGTATATTGTCCACCCCTAAGGTTAATGACAGATAGATTCTCTATCTTCATACAAAAGCAGAAGTCATTTTCGGCCTTACCTAACTCAATCTCAAGTGAATTGGAAGATGAGTTACGCTTGTCAGTTACAACAGCAGTGAGTACACCATCCTCACCAGTAAAACATATATCTGGGAGTTGATAGGTACTAGCAGCACGTTCTATCTGCAACAGTTGTGAGTGTTGTAGTACTGTAGAGACTACAGGAGCACCCAAATCCTGAATAGTTTCAGGTGGTGTTGTTACCATGCGTGGTTCAGCATAGTAATACTTAATCTTACTACGTTTCTGTTCCAATGTAACAAGATTATCACCAAAATTAATGTCTGGTTTGTCATCTGTAGCAAGTATATTAATACTGCTGATCAGATTAGATAGATCATAGATAGGTGCTTGCTTAGGAAACGATACCTGCTTAAAATTAGCACTGGCAAGAATGTTCTTGTTGTTACTAATCGTCGCTACCTTATGCCCTGGATTAAAAATGATAGAAGGGTTGATCTGGTTAAAAGATCTCAACACTTCCATCTCATACTCAGTAAATTTCATAATCATTCGTAATCAATTAGGGATGGTGGTGTTCCAATTTGTTCTTCTTTATCATCAGGGTACGACGTGCCTGAGAAGTAGTATAATAGTATAGCATAGTGAATGATTTTTAGCACGTCACTCTTATGCTGACTCTTCTTTTTGTAACGAGATGCGTACTTAATAATATTAGATTGGCAGAAGTGCTCTGCTGATCCTATCGCCTCAAGGAGGTCTAGAGTCTGAACCCCCTTCTCTTCGTTAGAGTAATGTGATCGGTAGGTGGATTGGATATAATCCTTCACCACCTTGATCGTATCGTCTTCTCTATACTTCATTTAGATAATCCCTTTCGGTTTTGTACAATGTGTCTGGATTTTTTAGAATCTCAATACCATGTACTATTTCTGGGTAGAGCCATTCATCTAATGGTTGTGAACAGTTCTTCCAGTTGTCTGGATGAGCACAGTTCACAACTACCACAGAAAAGAACGCAGATATGTAACTAAGAATCTGATACATCTGTTGTCTCTGTTACTACTTCTGCATCAATTTTGGTGTAAAGTTCTAGGAATGACTCTTTTGTTTCATCATCGAAACGATTTAAGCATACCTTGATTGCCTTAAGTCTATCACCAAAGATAGCAAAAGCACGTATCACATGGACTAGACGACGAGTACTGATAACTTCATCCACTCCACCTTCAGCGAAAGTCTTACGAATGATTTCTGCCCATGTACATAGGTTTGTTATGTACTCATCATCACAACAGTCCAATTCGGAACAGTAGTTGTGGAGCAGTTTCTTCTCCACCACTGGTGAAGGATACTCCTGCTCGAATGTGAGAGGGAATCTTTCTAAGAATGCTTCATTAAGCACGTTTGTTCCGACGAAACGCCCATCATCAGATCCCTTACCCTTAGTGTTTGCCGTCGCAATCACTGTGAATCCAGGAGCAGGGTATACCTGCTGACCAGTTTTCTTAAGAAAGACACCTTTCCCCTCCAGAATGGATTGTAAGCAAAGGATCTTATTACTAGCGAGGTCTAACTCATCTAACAACAAGACTGCACCACGCTGGAGTGCCTCTATCACAGGTCCATTATGCCATACGGTATCACCATTTGCAAGCCTGAACCCACCGATCAAATCATCCTCATCAGTTTCGACAGTAATATTAACTCTAATCAGTTCTCTCTTTAGATTAGCACATGCTTGCTCCGCACCAAAGGTCTTACCGTTGCCTGATAGACCAGTGATGAATACTGGATAGAACACCTTCGACTTAATGATCTTCTTAAGGTCACTAAAGTTACCAAAAGGTACGTAGTTGGAGTCTACATCAGGTACCAAGTTCTTAATCTCCACTGCTGGTGCAACTGCTGGTTGCTGGAAGTTTCTTTCTAATGCTTCAGTGACAGTGAGATTCCATTTACCTTTACCTACGTTATATTTCTGAAGTCTTTTCTTTACTGTAGCATAAGAGCAGTTATAATGTGTTGCTGCTTCTCTCAATGCTGGTGTCAGAACCTCTTCACCATGTCTCTCTGATAAGAATGATACAAGATCATCGGTTGTGACTGGTACTGGTTCGAATGGCATGTGTCTCTCTTGTTTGTATGTGTTTATTATAGTGCATAGGATGGGGGTTGTGTACCCCCAGTGGACACTATGCAATCTGTCCTGCGAAGGTAGCAAGGATGCGACGGTTGTTGACCTTCTTCTTGAGTGCTTTCCTAAAGGCAGTACGAATCTGACCCTTAGTAGCATCCTCCTTGACCTCCATAGAGACCTCCTCACTGCTATCATTTGACTGAATAACATACAATTCATTGTATGAAGTGTCTGTAATAACCACAGACTTATTTTTAGACCATTCCCTCTTGTACTTCTCAGTACTCCAGATATCATTCATCCTTAAGAACATAGAAAGATTTCTTGGTTGACAGATTCTGAACCCTAAGACACTAGTACCAGGATTATGATCCCTAATGATACGAATAAGTGTCTGAGTTAAGGAAACATTACCGTTCTTAATCTCTGAATAGTAACGACCAGTCTTTCTATCACGAATACATGTACCCCATCTTATTGCATTACAGTAAACACGATCCACATAGTTGGTTCTCTCATGACCATACCCCATGCAGTTTGCTTCACCATCGGTAAGGACTACAAGGTGTGTCTTCTCCACGTTATGTGCTGCTTTCCACTCTGGAATCAGTGCATTTACACAAACTAGACCCTCATTCAGTGGTGTTCCACCTAATCCTAAGAAATGTGGTGGTCTAGGTACAGATTTAACCTCACCATAGATGCCATAGTAATAACCTTCATAATAATATGCAACACGATATAAGTTACGGCACTGTCTTTGGAAGTCCTGCTTGTTACCTTTACTGGTTAGAAGGTTGCAGAGTCTAAAACGATCCTCTATCCATAGTTCTCCTGCCTTATGATCCAACTCAGGGTAATCCCATGGTTCCTCATTAGAACAGTAGTATCCACCATCAGAAGTGAAAGTATATACATCAAATGGGATGTCAACTTTCTTACAGAACTGACATAAGTTGATTAACTGATAGACTGTATCAGATATTTCTCTTGACATAGACCCAGACCAGTCAAGAAGGAAGATAAGACCATGATTCTTACCGTCTGTTGTCTTAGTGACCCTCTTAAAGATATCTTCAGCGATTTTATAGTTGTGTAACTTACTTGTGTCAATGACACCAGTCTTAGAAGAAGATGTACGTGCGTAAGTACTTGCTGCTTTCCTACATTCGAACTCTTTTACAAGATAATTAACATCTTTCCTAGTTCTTTTGCAGAATTCATTAAACTTTAGGTCTATCTCATGAAAATCTTCTCCAGTATCGTTCCACAACTGCTCTGCCTTGTCCCAGATGACCTTGTTATCAACAATAATAGTGTCTAAAGGTACTGATGGAAGGTTAACATAGGTAACCTCTTGAGCACCTCTTGCTTTTAGGTTCTCCATCTTACCGTTAAAGGAATCTTGAGTCTCTACCTTCTCAAGTTGCTCCTCAGGTGACAAATAGTCCATTTCATCTTGGAAATCGTTAGCAATCTCCTCTTCTGGACGTGGTGGTTCATCATAAGCCCC